ACTGGAGATGTCCGAGGCTCGTTTGGCAGTCTACGTCGACCCACCGCAAGATGTGTTAGATTCACGCGGTATTACTCTCGCAATCAGTCAGAAGTATGGCGTTCTTTGGGATGCCAAGAAAAAAGCATGGGTATTGCCCTTGCGTGAGCCGCACTTTAACCGCCTGATGGGTTGGCAAGAAAAGGGTACGATTGACCGTACCTTCTTCAACCGCCCAACTGGCCTGCAACGGTCTAAAACTCTATTCGGAATTGAGAACCAAAATGAATCCATGGCTGTTATCGTTGAGTCTCCTCTCGATGTTTTGCGTCTTGACGCTGTTGGCATATCTGGTGCACTAGCCACCTGTGGTTCCTCGCTATCAGAAGAGCAGATTAAGCTAATCAGGTTCTCGGACAAAGTTATTGCCGCATTTGATAACGACAAGGCTGGGCTTAACGCTTCAGCGGAGATGCTCAAATTTGCACGCAAATACGGTATAAACTTGTTCTTTTTCAACTATGGTAGTAGTGGGAAGAAAGACCCAGGCGACATGACCGACGAGGAAATCCGCTGGGGAATCGACAACGCTAAGTCATCAATATTTGGAGAACAAGCCTATGTTCAAGGGAACGCTCAAACCGTATCAGGTTGAGGCCGTTGAGAAGATGGTCGCAGATAAGCAGATTCTTGTAGCTTATGAAATGGGACTCGGTAAGACACCGATGACCATCGCGGCAATTGAAGAGCTCCGACCAGGACTAACCCTAGTTCTTTGTTTAGCCAGCTTGAAATATCAGTGGCAAAAAGAAATAGCAAAGTTTAGCGACTCCACAGCTTTGGTCATTGACGGAACTCCAGCTCAACGGCACAAGCAGTACCAAGAAATCTCCTCCCACGAATACGTAATCATGAACTATGAACAGGTTGTAAATGACTGGGATATTATTAAGAACCTTAGCATTGATGCTATGGTCTGCGATGAGGCGACCGCTATCAAAGGATTTCGAGCCAAACGAGCCAAGCGAGTAAAAGACCTTTCTAAGAAGGTACCAATTCGATTCGCTCTTACCGGAACTCCAATTGAGAACGGTAGGCCAGAGGAAATCTTTTCCATCATGCAGTTTGTAAATCCAGACGCATTAGGCCGATTTGATATATTTGATAAAACATTTATCGTACGAAATCATTTTGGTGGGGTACAAAGATACCGAAACTTGCCACTACTACACTCAACTATTCAAAAGACATCTGTCCGTAAGTCTCAGAAGGATGAAGATGTAAAGCCGTTCCTTCCAGATGCGGTATACCGAGAGCCACTGATAGTCTCGCTAGATTCTAAATCTAAAAAGGTTTACGAATATATAGCTAAAGATTTACTTCAATTACTAGTAGAAGCAAAGGACCTGTTCGGCACCGGGTTCAGCCTCGCGGCACATTATGGTCAAGCCTATGATGCCAATGACCCAGCTAACGAGCTGCGTGGTCAAATTATGTCCCGAATCTCAGCACTACGAATCTTGTGCTCAAACCCACATAGCTTGATAACAAGCGCAGTAAAGTTTGAACAGCAACAAGGCCAGGGTAGCGCCTACATCCATTCATTGAGTGAGCTGCTAGAAGGTTTAACCAAAAACAATAAGATGGATGCCACAATAACTTATTTACGAGAACACTTGGACATCTCGGATACCTATAAAGCTGTTATATTTTCTTCTTACCTAGAATCAGTTGACAAGATAGTGTCTTCTCTGGCAGAATATGGAATAGAAGCTGTCAAGTACACAGGTGAGATGAATGCAAAACAAAAAGAAGAAGCCAAGGTTCGGTTCCAAACTTCCAAGGACACCAGAGTTTTGGTCAGTTCTGACGCTGGGGGTTATGGCGTTGACCTTCCTCAAGCTAATCTTCTCTTAAACTATGACCAGCCTTGGTCCTCTGGTTTAGCGGTTCAGCGAAACGGAAGAATCAATCGAACCTCTAGCGAGTGGACAACAATCACAATTCAAGATATACTAGTAAAAGATTCAATTGAGCAACGACAGTACGAGATGCTCAAACAAAAAGGAAACGTTGCAGGGGCAATCCTAGACGGGACTGGAATTAATTCAAAAGGTGGAGTAGACTTAACAGTTGGAAGTCTAATCAACTTTTTAACTAACGCACTAATTTAGGAGGATAACATGGCACAACTACTGCCAGAAGAACCACGCGAGTTTCTAGACCCAGAGAGCTTTGAGGCCCAGGTTCGCGAGTATGTACGTATTAAAGCAACCATGAAAGCACTTGATGCTCGCACAAAAGAGTTGCACACAAAACTATCTGAGAAGATTGAACTTGAGGGTTACGAAGATAACGAGGGCAACCACGTTCTTGACCTAACGTTCGATGCTGACGGTTTTGTTCGTCTAGAGAACCAGCGTCGTGTAAGCCGTAAGCTTGACGAAGATGTAGCTACTTCTATTATTGACGAACTTGGTCTCGGTGCAGATATCTACGAAACTAAAGTTGTAATTAATGAAGACGCCTTGATGGCCGCTTATTACGACAAGCAGATTACCGAAGAACAACTTGACATCATGTTCCCAGCCAAAGTAAGCTGGGCATTATGGACAAAGAAGTAGGATAAGACTTATGGCTGGATTGCGTAGTGAAGCCGAACTCCTCAAAGCTTTTGAGGGGCTTGACCGCGCACCCGGCTCTAAGCAAAAGCGCCGTGATGTAACTGAGGTTGCAACAAAGCGCAAAGCAAAAGCCCTTGGAGAGTCAAACGGATGGGATGCAAATCCAATCACCAAGACTCTTCATGGGGTAGAGACTCAGGTCTTCACTATCGGTGCACTAGCACTAGCATTAGAGAAGCAGGTAGTTACTATCCGCCTATGGGAGAAGAAAGGATATATTCCTCAATCTCCCTACCGTCTCCGTTCTAAGTCTCTAAAAGGACAGAAGGTTGGGGGTAACCGTGTATACACCCGTAACCTTATCGAAATTGCAATAAAAGAGTTCGCATCTCGTGGACTTTTAGGAGCAAGTCGTATAGAATGGAACCAACACGAAGACTTGACAGAGGCGATTGTTCGCCAATGGAAAGAATCCGTGGATAATAGAGAGTCGTAAGACCTCATAACCAACCGAGACCGCAAGGCTCATAACCGAAAGTAAAAACATGATTAACCCAACAATTGATGCCCAGTCATACATCACGACTGATGACGCATCTGCCCCTGCTAAGAACGGTACTACGGTACAGGCTGGCTGGGGTGCCGCTGACAAGATTCTAAAGCCAAAGAAGTCGGGCGATTACCCAACTGATTTCCGCTTTTCAGAACAGACTCAGCTAGTCCGTTTCTTGGATGACGAACCATTTGCCATCTACGAACAGCACTGGATTGACCGTACCGAGGGCAAGCGTTCATTCGTATGTCTAGGTGACGAGTGTCCACTGTGTACCATGCTTGGTGACAACCCACGTCCTAAGTTTGCGTTTAACATCCTCAACCTTTCTGAGGAAAATCCAGGTGTACAGATTCTAACTGCTACGCCTACACTAGCCCGCCAGTTGCAAGCCGCAAACCAGGACCCTCGTCTTGGCCCGTTGAGCAAGTATTACTGGTCAATCGCTCGTCAGGGCACCGGACCACAGACTCAGTACATGCTGAACCGTGTTAAGGCAACTGACTTGGCAGAAGATTGGGAGTTGGACCCTGCGAAAATCGATTCTATTGCAACCTCCGCAATTAGACACGATTCATCAGCAGTCTACGTAAGCCCCCGTGAAGAACTGCTGACGCTGGCTCGTCAGCTTCTTTCGTAGGCCATCTCTCCCCCGCAGGGAGACCAGACCTTTTATTCCTTTCTAGTCTGGTCTCCCTGCATTTTAATCTTCTATCGTTCAGGGGCAAAATGAACATCATCACTACAGTCGAGCAACTCAACGAGTTCGTCGAATACTATTCCTCCGTTGACGCCTTTGCGTTTGACGTCGAGACAATTGGCGAAGACCGCCTATACCCAGTCATCAATGATGTCTGCTGGATTTCTTTTGCGACTGAGGGTCGCACTGACGTTATCCCTATGGGTCACCCTAATGGTGAACTAACCGGCCATGACAAACCACTTCTTCTTGCAGGCCAGCGTCGTCTAGACGAGGGCAAGCCCCTACTTGATTCCCACTACTCTAAAGACGAGCGTAAGTGGACCGCTAAGTTTGGCGAGGCACCAGCACAGCTAACCCCTGCTCAAGTGTTTGCCGCAATCAAGCCTTTGATGTTTGGTACGCAACTTAAGATTGCGCACAATGCTAAGTTTGACCTCAAATCTGTTGCTAAATATTATGCTGGCCAGGTGCCGTCAAAGCCATACTTTGACACACTTACTGCACAGTTTATTATCAACAACCTTAATAAGAACTCGCTTAACCTACAGGCGAGTGTCAAACGCGAACTTGGTATCGATATGGAGAAGGGCATTGGCGAAAACGTTGCTCTACACTCGTTCAGTGATGTTGCTAATTACTCGGGTATCGATGCCAAGCTAACTTGGGACCTGTATAAGAAGTTGAAAGATAGGTTTACAGGAAACCTCAGCGTCGTCTGGAAACTTGAGATGGATGTTCTCGCGGCATTGTGCGACATGGAACTTACTGGTGCGTATATTGACCAGAGCATGTTGGCCACCCTTGCACAGCAAATCAATGACGACAAAGAGGCCGCTAAAGCCAAAGCATTCAAGATTGCAGGCGAGGCGTTCTCTATCAACTCGGTGCAGACTAAACAGCGTTTTCTATTCACATCACAGAATGGCAACCCTCCTAGGATTGTTCCTAACCCTAAGTTTAAGAACGTACTTACACCAAAGGGACTAGAGGCACAACGTGCAGGTCTACCCCTAACTGAGATTCACTACTCTGTATCGGCAGAGGCACTAGAGTTCTACCGTGGTAAAGACGAACTTGTAGACGCTCTGCTTGAGTACCAAGACTTGAACAAACTGATGACTACTTACGTAACGCCTTACACAGGCGGAATGATTGAGCGTGAGACTAATGGTAAAAAGACTTTGATTGAGAAGAAGTCACTACTTATCAACGGTCGTGTACACACCAACTTTAAGTCACATGGTGCTGAGACCGGCCGCTTCTCATCGTCTGAACCAAACCTGCAGAACATTCCATCATCGGGTGAGTACGGTAAGTTGGTTCGTAATCTATTCGTTGCACCTCCAGGGTATAAACTAGTGGTAGCTGACTACTCGCAAATTGAGCCTCGCATCATTGCCGCATTCTCACAAGACCCGGTTCTAGTAGAGAACTACCTGACTGGTAAAGATATCTACACCACTATCGGTGACACCATGGGTGTTGACCGTAAGGCCGGTAAAGTTCTGGTTCTAGCTATTTCGTATGGTGTAGGACCTGACAAGATTGCCGCAAGCATTGGCTGTTCTGTAACTGAGGCTAAGAAACTACTGCGCGACTTTGAGGCTAAGTTCTCATCTATTGCTAAGTACAAGGCAAAGGTTGTGCGTATGGCAAAGCAGTCGGGCTCAGTACCTTATGTAGAGACCCTGCTTGGCCGTAGACGCTATATCCCAGACTTGTTGCACCGTGAACAGGGTTTGCTATCTCGTGCTGAGCGTCAGGCGTTTAACACCATGATTCAGGGTTCAGCCGCAGACTTGATGAAGTTGGCGCTTATCCGTGCTCACTCCTGCTTTGTTGACGAACCAAACATTAACGTGATTCTTACCGTTCACGACGAACTTGTAACCATTACTCCAGAGGACCGCGCTGAGGAAACTGCCGAGGCTATCCGTATTTCAATGGAGGGTATCAAGTTCAAGGAAATCACAGTACCTTTATTAGCAGAAGTAAACATCGTAGACAAGTGGGGTCAAGCCAAATAATGAGAAACGTATTTAAGAAGAAAAAGAAAAAGAAGGGCGTACCTTCGCTAGCAGAGATGACAGCGAGAGTCCGTGGGTTTATTCTTGACTCACAGATTCAGGATGCGCATGAGCTATCTATCCTTCTAGGTTGCAGTCCTATCAGTGATGACGTAGCTCAGATGGAAGAAGAGCAGAGCGACAAGCGTGTAGAGAAAATCTCATATCTTGTTCCTGTTATATTTGGCTACGCACACATGCTGTCAGAAGCTGCGACTGAATTCCAGAAACTAAACGCACCGGAATCTCTCAAGGATATTCCTAAAGAAGCTTGGATAGAAACTCGCCGTCAGCTAGAGCAGATTAATATCTCAGTATTGGTTGGAGCAATTTCTCAGCTAGTTGATATGGAACTACTTGCAATTCCAAAGAAGAATAAGTAGAGTAGTAGCAAGGAGTAGATATGAACAACGCAGATTGGTGGGCTAGCAAACTAGCTCAACAGGCACCACAGGTACCGCAGGGACGCCCAGCAAACCTTCCTCCAATGCCCCCTAGTCAACAACCGATGCAGGCGATGCCCCAGTTTCAACCAGGGCCAAACCCATCGGAGAGGGCGCAAAGTGCGCGTCAAACTCAGACCTGTCCTGAGTGTGGTTCTGCCAATTACATGGCGGTCCAAAATGCGGCACCACGTTGTTACGACTGCGGGTATCCCATTCAGCAGTCAGGGTCGCGTTACGGTACTCTCACTGGTGCGCATGTTGAGGGCGCTCCTAAGCAAGCGAGTGGCAACGATATTCAAAGCAACTGGAACCCGCAACAAATCATCGGAAGAATTGGAGAATAATGATTAACGCAGATGCGCTAAAAGTAATGGCGCAATTAAACAAACGCTTTGGTGGAGACACTATTGTAATCGGAGGAGATATTCGTGCCGACCTTATCAGTCGTGTTACTACTGGTTCAACTACTTTTGATTACGTTCTGGGTGGTGGTTTTCCTGCTAACCAGTGGAACGAACTTATCGGTGAACCGTCGCACGGTAAGACAGCAATTGCGCTCAAAACAATCGCGGCCAACCAAGCCCAAAACCCAGACTATGTAACGGTATGGGTTGCCGCAGAGCAATGGGTTCCAGAATATGCCGAGATGTGTGGTGTAGATACTAGTAAAATTATTGTTATAGAAACCAATATTATGGAGGAAGCTTATGACGCGGTTATTGCTTTTGCTGAATCGAAGTCAGTTGACGCTATCGTTATTGACTCTCTTCCTGCCCTAGTTCCAGGGCCAGAGAACGAGAAGAACATGGACGAAATGACCGTTGGTCGTGGAGCCCTACTTACAAACAAGTTCTTCCGCAAGGCTGGAGCCGCTATGAAGCGTAGCCTAACCGAATCTGAACGCCCTATTCTAGGTATTGTTATTAACCAGTACCGTATGAAGATTGGTGTTATGCACGGAGACCCTCGCACAACTCCAGGCGGTGAAGGTAAGAACTATGCATTCTTTACTCGCTCAGAGGTTCGTCGTGACGAGTGGATTGAGGCCGGTACCGGAGTCAACAAGACTCGTGTAGGTCAGCGCATCAAGATTCGTGTTCTCAAAAACAAGACTGCACCACCACAGCGTGTTGCATATGTAGATTTCTATTTCTCAGACCACAGCATCTACACAGCTGGTGACTACGATGTCGCTAAGGAAGTTGCCGCTATGGCAATTGTCAAGGGAATTGTAGACCGCAAGGGTGGCTGGATTTACTACGGCGAGCGTAAGTGGCAGGGTCAAGAAAACCTCGTCAACTCTATTCGCGAAGAGGTAGACTTCTTTGAGGAACTTCGCGAGAAGGTTCTAACAACTCCAGATAGTTTTGTAGGAGCAGTGAGTGAATAACGAAGATATGGCAAGGGACTACTGGAATACAGTGGTTGAATATCAAGCCAAAGAAGCCAGGACAGAAGAGCGTCATGAAATTGTTCGTGGCCTAGAGCGTATGGCTGATACAGCTAGGTTCTGGATGAAACCGGATGAAGTAGAAGTTATTGAGCGCATCATTGATAGCATTAACGAAGGACGCATTTAATGAAGAGTGAAGGCCAAAAGCAGTCACAAAAGCATGAAAAGCGCCTAGCTAAAGTTGTAGGCGGACAGACTACTGCCGCATCAGGTGCCTTCTGGTCTCGTAAAGGCGACGTCAGGAGTGACACGATGTTGATTGAGCACAAGTGGACCGGCAAACTTACTAAGACTATTAGCTCCAAAGAGCTGAAGAAGATTACTAATGAAGCCATCATGGACGGACGTTTCCCAGTATTCGGTATTCATCTTGATGGTGAAGACTATGTAATCGTGCTGGAAACAGACTTTCTAGAACTATGGGATAAGGCGCATGGAGATTCGTGAGTCTTTATTTGGCAATAAAGATATCTCATGGATGGATAATGCCGCCTGTTCTGAGACTGCTGACCCAGAAATATTCTTTCCACCACGGGATAAAGATACTTACAAAGAGATATCAAACCTAGCAAAGGCAATGTGTTTTGGAGAGAACAAGGTTAACCCTTGTCCTGTTCGTAAGCAGTGCCTAATCTATGCGATTGAGATGGATGAACAGCATGGTATCTGGGGCGGGCTAAGCCACAGAGAGCGTAATGCACTGGTTCGCAAGTGGCAGAAGAGCTTTAAAAACACAATGACCTTAAAAGAGTTCATTTTAAAAATAGATAAAAAAGGAAAAATAAATGTCGGTACAAAATAAAGATTTAAAGAAGTTCTTAGACGCAAAGAAGAAACCTACTCGCCTACTTGGGGATGTAGAGCGTCATCTACTTGCTCGTCCAGCAGGCGACCGTAGCACCACAGTTCTGCACCCATCAGAGATTATCAAGAAAGACTGGTGCAAGCGTGCCTCGTATTTCTTGCTAAAGGGGCACAAAAAGATTGCTGAGAGACATCCAATGCGTTTGCAGTCTATCTTTGACGAGGGCCATGCCATCCACCACAAGTGGCAAACATGGTTCCAAGAGATGGGCGTTCTATACGGACGGTTTACTTGTACTAGCTGTTCATTCTCATATTTTGATATCGGCCAGATTACCTGCACCAACTGTGGACGTGACACTGTAGAATACCGCGAAGTTACTCTAGTAGATGACGCACTACGTATTGCCGGTCACACAGATGGATGGATTAAAGGTCTAGGAGATGACTGCCTAATCGAGATTAAGTCGATTGGTCCAGGCACTATCCGTGCAGAGGCACCTAATCTAATCTACGATGCTGATGGTGACTTTATGAAGGCGTGGAGCAATATCAATCGCCCATTCAGCCCACACATCATGCAGGGTCAGGTTTATCTAGAACTGATGAAGCGCATGGGTAACCCAGTAAAAGAAATCGTATTTATCTACGAACTCAAGGCTGACCAGTCGTACAAAGAGTTTAAGGTCAATGCAGATTACGAACTTGTCCGTCATATTTTTGATGGCGCAAAAGTAGTTGTGGATGCAGTAGAAGCAGGTGTAGCATTGGAGTGTTCAAACAATCCAGGCACCACTTGCAAACAGTGCGAGCCTTACAAAGAGGATTAATAATGGGTTCAATACTACTAATACTGGTAGTCGTCATGGCTATCTTTTACATGGCTAACTAAAGGAAAAAAATGTTTATTAATGGGTTTCTATTCGGACTAGGGTTTACACTTGCAGGAGTTGTAGTAACTATTCCTTTTATCATAATCAAAGTTATTCTTGAGGTATTTAATAAGTGAGCGCACTAGAAAAGTTTAAAGACTGGAACCTGACTTTTAATAAGCCAGCAACAGACCAAGTCGAATTACCTTCAGACATCACTTCGGTATCCTCTGAGCAGTTGGGTGAGCTAATGACTCGCCTAACTTCTTGGACAGACTACATCAACTCACAGATGACTATGGCCCAGCTAGAGGAACGTGCCGCTCTAAAAAAGAAGGATTTCACTGAGAACACTCTGCTTATCAGGCGTATGGGTGCTCAGGTAAAGGGAGAACGTGTAACTACAGTCAAGGCAGAAATTTCTGTTAGTCCAGAGGTTATACAACTTGACAATGATTATGAAGAGAAATATGCTTATCGTAAGTTAGTTGAAATGCTACTTACAAACCACGAG